TGAGATATGTCCCCTGCTCCGTCTGCCGGATGAGCCGGACGTAATCGCCGGGAAAAATCGCGCGGTGGATTTCCCGGTCGCTGGTGTAAAAACGCGCCCGACTTGATCAGAATTTGAGTCGCTTTGATAAATTCTGCCCTTTTGGCGACTCTCTACGATGCCCACCACGGCGTTTTTAGCAGCCAGTTAATATGCCAGTAGCCGGCCATTAAACCCCTCACGGCTGCCGCGTGACCACAAACACCCCGTTTGAGTTGAACACCTCGTAGTTGCCCGCGCCGTTCGAGTTTACAAAATACGCCGTGCCGCCAGGCTGCAAAAGGTTCGTCGCCGCGCCGTAGGCGACCGCCCACGAGTTTGACGGGATAATCATCGGCGCGTAGGCCGTGATCGGCGCGTAGGCCGTGATCGGCGCGTAGGCCGTGATCGGCGCGTAGGCCGTGATCGAAGCAACCAGCGGTTGCACCACGCGGAAGAAATAATATCCGAATGCGTATGGCACCGAGATCGTCACCATGCCGCTGTTCGTGGAGAGCGAATAGCCAGACGTTGGCACGATGTAAAATCCGTTCTGGCCGAGGTTCATATTCGTTGAAGTTTCCAGCACCCAATTCGGCCAGAAATTTGTCTGAAGGACGTTGATCAAAAAGTTCGTCGAAGTCGCGCGCACGGAGCTGACCAGCGAGCCGTTTAGTTTGGCGGCCGTCATCACCAGGTTGGTCACGCCGGCTGGTGCATACATGATGCCATTGGTATTTGGCAGCGCGCTCCATTGATTGGCCGTGATGAGCGACAACTGGCCGTCCACATACCCCTTGCTGGCGACCTCCTGTGGCACCAGCGGCGTCGAGACGTAGGTGTGCTGGCTGGTCAGATCGTTCGTCGCGCCATAATTTGCAGAGTTTCCCAGGCCATACAGGATGATTGAGCCGACGTTCGTTCCGCCATCGCTGTCACCCACGATGCTGACCATGACACCGCTCGGCGCGGCCGGTGGAAAAATCACCGCTGAATATGTGAACCAGTTGGTGCCTCCGTTTGTGCTGCAAGTGATGGTCTCATTCATGTTTGAACCGTTGGGCGTAATGCCACCACCACCCAGCAGCGGAGTGTTCAGCGTGTAGCCAAACAACTGCGGAAATGTCCCGATGTAATTGCTGCCAGAAAAAGTGACCAGCGTATTGGTCATAGTGAATTGCGGCGTGGGATAAACGGCGTTGGTGGCGGGCGGCCCCATCGCGCCGGTCGCGCCCATCAACCCGTTAGTGCCGGAAGCGAGGCCGATATAAACGTAAGCGTTGCCACCGATGATGCCGGTGTTCGTTACGAAGCCAGGAATGCCGGCCGCGAGGTTGGTGTAGGTGATGACCAGATTGGAGACGCTATTGGCCGTCACCGGCACCAGGCTCAAGAATGCCGGGCCAGTGCCAGGGATATAAACGGCCGATTGGAGCGCACCGGACGTCAGTAACAGATTGGTGTCTGCCGTGGCGTCGAGATTGATGGCGAAGTTCGGTGCGCTAATGTTGAAATTACTGATCGTCGTGAAGGCGCTGCCGAGCGGATTGGCCGGATCGCCGGACGCATATTGCACGCTCGTAGCCAGGTTGGTGCCGTCGAAATCAAAGAAACCAGAGAGGCGGAAAGCGTGTCCCCGACCGCAGGAAGAGGGCGAGGTGAAAATCACATTGCTGGCCAGCAGAATGGAAAAGTCGTTGGAGGCCGTCACCGAATTATTCCAGCCGCTCGCGGCGAACACCACGCGGCTGCCGTTCGTCAGCCAGAAGTTGGTGAGGTTGCCGCTGACTAGCACAATCGGCGGCACGGGCGGAACGGGCGGAGTGTAGAGCGAGACCACCGGATAATTCGTCAAGCCACAGCCGGGATACGGGGTGTAAGTTCCAGCGAAGTTGGTTGGGCCGCCGGACATTGAATAACTGCAGTCGCCGGTGCTCAGCCACCACACCCCGTTCGTCGCCCATTGCAGGTTGTAGTAGCTCGCACCAGCGCTGACGCTGTAAAAAATCCCCGCCGGCCAGTTGGTGCCGTTGAATGTGTTGGTGTAAAAACCATCAAGATAAAGGGAGTCCACGTTGGTCACATAGACAGTGATCTCGCTGGCCGATACTGGTGGGTTGGTCGAGAGGTATTGCGCGCGGCCGGGCGTGGCCAGCAGCGCCAGCAGGGTGAGCAGGCGGATTGATTTCATGTGGGCGAATAGGCTAAAGGCAGGCTGAAAGTGAGCGTGTCGCTTTTGGTGTAGCCGGGCGCGGTGACCCAGACCTCGACAAACAGCCAGTCCATGTTGTTGGAATTACTGATTACCGTCGCGCTGTCAACCGGCATCAGGAACGGCTGATTATAGCCGAGCGCATAGGTTTGCGTGGCCGCCGAAGCCCCCAACTGACCCGCCAGCAGCACCGGGCCATTGGTTTGGAAGAAGATCGTTGCGCCCGGCGTGGTGCATTGCAACGCCAGGGCGCCGTAGGGGATGAAGCTGCCCGGCGTGACATACCAGCCGGATTGCGATGGCTCCGTCACCGGTGCCCCGCTCACATCGGTCACCTCATTCCCGTTCACGTCAAACATCTGCGGCAGCGCACACTTGATGCCGCCCGTGCTGGTCACCGTCACCGCGATGTCCCGTTCCACGATGATGCCCGTGGCTTCCTGGGCGATCAGCTTCACGGTCCAGCTCCCGGCGTGGTCAAATTGCACCGCCGTCGCAAAAGTTTTTTTGCCCGTGCCGGCAAAGTTTTCCGAGATCACCACGCGGTCGGCAGTGTCCGTCGCCAACCGGATCAATACCTGGATTTTCACCAATGCATTGTCCTGGGTGGCCCAAAAGCCGGCCACCTTCAGTGTCACCGGGAGCGTGGCGGAAATCAGGTTCTGGGCGAAAGTGGCCGGCGTGGTGAGCGTGAGCGACGGCACACTCGCCGAGTTGAGGGGGAACTGGAACGCCTCGCTCGTCGCCGCCGAGAGCGCCAGCGCGTCCACAAAGGTGGCCGGGCAGAACCGGAGCTGAATCTCGTTGGGGGTGAGTCCCAGCAGCCGGTTCGCGCGGATCTGGTCAAAAATATTGGCCGTGAAGAATGACAACAGTGCCGCCGGCACCAGCCACACTTCCGTGGTGGCCGTGGCAAAGGCCGTGGGCGCGGTGTTCTTGCGGCCGCGCAGCACCGTGAGGTTGTAATAGCCGGTGTTGCTGTCCGCCACGCCGGCCACGGTGTCGCCGCCCACCCCGCCGATGGTGTCGCCACCAGCGCCGGCCAGCGGCGGATTGACGAGCGCCGACACGCTCACGCTGCAAATCTCGAGGATGCCATAGCCGCCGGACTCCACCACCTGGCCGCCAGCCGCAGCCGCGCCGGAAACATCCACCAGGATGGCCAACATCACATCGTTGACGGCGTCGTTGGCCGAATACTGCTGGGTGAGATAGTCGGCGTCCACTTGCGTGAGGTCCACGGCGAGCTGAAGCGTGGTGTCGCCCACCGCCACGGCGTGGCGGAGCGTGGCCTGCGCGGCGAAATTATTCTGGATGCCCAACAGCGAAAAGGTGCCAGCCGGATTCGTGTCCAAATAGATGGCCATGGAGGTGATGAGATTGTTCGGCCGCTGCGCCAGCACCACAATCGCGCCGACTTCCCCGCTCAAGAGAAAGGGCGCCTCGATCACGCGCCAGTTCGTGACCGGTGGCACGACTGGTTCGGACACCGTCACCGGCGCGGTGGATCCATTCCATGGCACCGGCGCTAACGTGTTATCCGCAAAGACGCTCAACGTGATTGGTCCCGTCGGCGGAATCTTGCGCTGGGTTACGCGGAAAAATTGGTAAAGGGTGTTCGCATCCGGTTCCAGGTCCACATCCACCAGCACATAGTCGCCGGCGCGGATGCTGCGGCCGATTTCCCGGCGGACTTCCAGCTCGCCCGTCATCTGCGCATGGCCGATCACGCGGAGCGTTTCGCGGCCGTGCAAGATGGCCTGCGCCTGGCGCGCGATCCACGGCCGGTCCACCGCCTGCTCGCGCACGGTGCCCAGCACAAAGAATGCGCGCGGATCGTCCACCTGCACACTGGTCTGCTGATAATTGATCTGGCGCGAGTTGTAGCGGACCGTCGCGCGGCTGATGGTCTGCTGCCAGCTCTTGACGTTGAACGTCGGGATCTTGGTAAAACTGTCGGCCGTCAGGGTCACATAACTGCCCGCGGCCGGGATCAGGCCATGCTGATAAACGCCCACCTCAATTTTCTGCGTGGTGGGATTGAACCGCACATACCCGTCGAACATCTGCACCAGGTCATCAAAGAACGCGGCCACGGTGGTCATCGCATCGAGCAGCACGCTCGCGCCGAACATCGTCTGGTTGGCCTGCAAGTAATCGGCCACCGCCTGCAGGCTCACGGTGTCCACCTGCGCGGCGGGCAGCGCCAGACAGTTTTCGTCCGTCAGAATTTCCGCCATCACGGCCGCGAGATTCGCCTGACCGTCGGTGATGCCGGCGGCCGCGCCGGTGACCAGCGCCTGGTTCGGCGCGCGCCGCACGACGATCTCCAGATTCGGACCGCTCTGCACTTCCTGCCCCAGCAAAAAATCGCGCACCACCACATAGACTAGTCCTTCGTAGTCGGGATGCTGATCGCCCTGGCCGAGATTGCCCTTCACGCCGCCGTCGTTGCCGGTGGCCGCCATCAGCGCATCCACCGTCTGCGCCAGGGTGCCCCAATAAAACGTGAGCACGCCATAAGCCGTGCCGTCGCTCCCCGTCAGGGAAAAATTATCAAACAGTTCCGCGCTGCGCGCGAAGGTGTATTCGAGCCAGCCCTCGTTCACCCAGCCAGGGGTGCTGGCATCCGCGCCCGGCGCGGTCGCGGCGGTGGCGACGTGGGTGTTGGTGCATTCCCAAGTCTGCGCGTCAAAGACATAAAGGGTGTTGGCGGTGCAGAGGCCGCCCAACACCCACGCCGTGCCTTTGGGCCAGACTTCCTGCCCGTCAATGATGATGGCGACCAGGTTCTCAGCCGGCCCGATACAGACCGCGCCCGCGAGCGTGCCATAATAATCATACGTCGTGCCCGCCCCGCCGGCTTTGCCGCCCGAGCCCATATCAGCAACCCCCCTTTCCCAACGCGGCCGGCGGAGTGCGGAGTGCGGAATTCATTGTCATCATTTCTTGCCTTGCATTTGGTTGGGCGCGGGCGCGCTGCGCAGGTTGTAGATCGGCGTGAGCCATTTGATGGCCAACTTGCGCGTGCCGGCCACATACGCCACCGGCAGCGCCTGCTGCTGATTGGCGGTCATCTGGTCCTGCACGCCAAACGGTTTGGCCGTCGGCGGCGTGGAAGAATTCCCCATCATATAAAAGTTATGAGTTAAGAGTTAGGGGTTGCGAGCGGGGGCCGCATCCGCCAAGACGGGCCGCCAGATTTTTTTGATGCGCTTTAGATAGCTCGCGTCGCGCACGCTGCTCAAGACCACACCCGCGCCGCGCAAGCAGTGGATAAATTTGCCATCCACCCCCAGCACGACGCCGCAATGGTGAATGCAACCGCCGAGCTGGATGCCCAGCAGATCGCCGGGCCGGGCCGGCCACGGCACGGACGCGAACTGCGGCAAATCGGCGACGGCCTGGGCCAGCCGGCTTTCGGTTTGGGCATGGCTCCAATCCATTGGCCCGGTCGCAATCTCGTAACCGGCGGGCAGCACGCCCAGCTCGCGATAGATCGCGCCGGCGAGCATCTGGCAGCTCACGCCCCGGCCCTTGATCGCCGCGTTGGGCATGAACGGCGTGCCCAGCCACGCCAGCGCGTGCACCTGCAGGCGCGCAATTTTTTCGGGATGGTTAAAAAAAGGTTTCATTGGCTGTAAGCGCGGAAAAATTCCCATTGGTTGGTCATGGTTAGTGTGACCGAATTCGTGAGGTCATTAAAAACCACCGCGCGCACCGGCCACGACTCCACCGGGAGCAGCAGGTTGGTCGAGGAAACAATCACGGTGACAAAGGCTGCCGGATTGGGCTGCCACGCCAACGTCAGGGTGGGGTAGGCCAGCGGCAACGCAACGGCTGCGCGCGTGCCGACCCCGCGCTGCGCCGACCCCAGGCTGGGGAGCGAGAGACACAGGATTAAATAAAAAGTTCTCACGGCTGCCACGAGCTGGATTGGATCGGCACGACGCCGGCCACATTGGTGAACAGGACGATGTTGTTGGACGCCGTCCGCACATAAACCGATTCGTAGTTTGTGCCCAGGGCGTTGATCGCGCCCAAGGTCTGCGACGCGGCGGTGGTCAGGTTGGTGATCCGCGCCGCGCTGCTGTTGGTGTAGATCACGTTCACCATGAGCCAGCCGGGGATCGGCGGCGACGTGTAGTTCACGCCGCTGGCGAGCGGATTCACCACGCGCGATGACGCTGGATTGTTCGCGAGCCACGCCCCCAGATTGGTCGCGGCGATCTGGCCGTTGGTTGGGCAGCCAAACTGATTGGTGCCCAGCGCACCAAACAGAAACGTGTCGCCCGGCTGCGGCACGCCGACGGGATAGTTGGTCCAGTCGACCGCGCCCGCGAGCGACGCCAGCGAAAGGGCGGCCGCGAGGAGGATTTTTTTTAGGATGGTTTTGGTTTTCATAAAATAATGGCCGTGACGCGCTTACTTTTTGCCGCCGCCGGTGGGTTGGGTGATCCGCAGCACGGTCGGATTTCCCACCGGCATGAACGGGAAGCCGCCGAAGTTCTGCTGATAATTGTTGAACTTGGTTTGGGCGGTGACCGCCTGACCGTCATAGCCCGGATAAAGCGCGACCACGTCGCCGGCGGCCGGCGCCACGGCCAGCGCCGTGGCGAGATACAGGGTGATCTGCCCGGCGACGATGGCGAGGCTGTCGGCGATCATCCGCACCTGCTGCGCGCCGGTGGCGGCGGCGGTGATGATAAGATAACCCGCCGCAAAATAATGCGCCGCGAGCACGGCCGCGTTGGGGCTGGTCAGGGTGCCCCCCATCAGCGTGCCGGTCGGCGCGTCATAACTCACGGCCACGGCGTTCCATTGCCAGTTCGCCGGCAGCAGCTTGTTGGCCGGCTCAAACAGGCACCAGTTGTCCGTCACCTGATATTGCCGGCGCGGCAACTGCCGGTCGAAAATGTGCGAGAGCGTCGCACAATCGGCGGTGATGAATGGCGGCGCCACCTTGGTGCCGCCGACTTCGCCGTAAAAATAGCAGCGCAGATTGGAAACGCTGCTGGCCGCCGGATTGATGTCGCCCTCAAAAATCTGGAGCATGAGCGGCCACTCCAGCGCGAGCGGGAACAGGAGCGCGAGCGGGTTGCCGGCAAAGTTCCGGCTTTTCAACGTCGTCGCCGTGCGCTTCAGATCGGCGGTGTCCGTGATGGTGTCAAACTCCATCGGCGCGGAAAGCCAGAGGTTCACGCCGTCGGATAAATTCCGTTCGTAGCTGCAAAAATACCAAGTCGTTGCGCCCGCCGGATTGGTCAGCGTGAATTGAAAGAAGCTCGCCGTGACCGGCAGCGCGCCCATCGTGGTGCCGTAAGTCTCGCCCGCCACCGCGTTCGTCTCCCAGGGCAGTTCCTTGAACTGGATTTTACAGTCGGCCAGGATCGGCGAACTGAATTTCAACGTCAGCTTGAGGGTGTCAAACCGCGCAAGCACCATGGACTCGATGGTGGCCATGCCCACGTTGAAGGCCGTGCCCGGCGCGGCCGCGAGCGTCCACACATTGCCCGCCACGCTGCTGACGGCCAAGGGCACGCGGTTGATGCCGTCGCCCACCAATATGTATGCGTTGGTCCCCAACGCCGCGCCGTTGTCCACGGTCAGCGTGCCGTCCGCCGCGCCGAGGTTCACGGCCAGGTTGCATTCCGTCAGCGCCGCGCCCAGCCAGAAATTATTTTGCTCGCCGCCCATGGCGGCAAAGAACGCGAGTAGATGGAACGGATAATTATCGCGCAGGGTGAAGGACTGTTTGACCGTGCGGCGGCCGCGCTGCGCGTAGTAAGCCGTGGCGAGCGTGCGCAGACTACCGAGCGGCTGACGCGTCAGATCCACTTCGCTCGCGCCGGAGTTGGGCAGCGTGGACCAGTCCGGCACGAACGGGAAGAGCGGCCGCAGGCCGCCGGCCGCCACCAAACCATTCGGCGCGATGAACGCCGCCGGCGTGAGCGGATAATTTCCGTTGTCGGCAAACTTGTAGGCCACCGTCTGCGCCCCGCCGGCCAGCATCTGCGGATCAGGGATCTCGGACAAAATCCCGACCATTAGCGGATAGGCGAACAGCGCGAAGGGCAGCGCGGAGGCAGGCTGCACGGAATTAAAACTGCCGTCCGCATTAAACGTCGCGTAGAACGCGGCCGTGACCGGCGGCGTGCCGCCGGCGATGAAGCCCGCCGGCCAGAACGGGCACAAAACAAATTCCTGGGAAATCGCCTGGAGCGAGTTCCGCAGATTGGTAATTGCGGTCAGCGAGGCCAGCGTGGCCGAGTAACTACAGGTGAGCCGCAGCGTGTCGCCGGTGGGCCGCCGCGTCTCGCGGCCGGACAGCCCGCGCTCGTAGCTCGCCGGCAGGCTGGCCTCGAGGCTGACCGCCGTGTTCCAATCCGGCACGTCATCGAGCAGGTAAGCGGTGGTCGCGTTGAAGCTGACGGGAATCATGCCAGTGACGGGTGACAAGTGGCGAGTGACGAGATGAGCAGGTCGCGGTTGAACTTCCACACCGGCGGCGCCGGCGGCGCGGCATACGCCCGCAGCGGAACGCAGCGTGGTTTGTTCGCGGCCGGCCGGAGCGTGGCATTTTCCGAAAGTTCGCGCACGATCGCGAGGGTGGATTCAAAATCAGTTTTCATGGTGGCACTGACGCAGTCAGCGGAATTTGTGGATGTGGCGGCTCATCACGTCCACCACCCATTTTTCATGGTCATCATTTTTCTGGAGGTGATCAGCCATCTGGCGCGGATCGGTGAAGGAATAGACGGAGACACCTTTGCCCGCCGCGCCGCCGCCGCCCAGCGCCGCCCCGGCGGAAGCACTGCCGCCTTGGTGCAGCGCCGCCAGTGTGCCCAAGCCAATGCGGTCCACCGCCGACGCCGGGAAAACATATTCACCGCGATGCACGATGCCGGCCGGCTGGTTGCTGGGCCCGTCGCCGGTGTAACCGCCGGCTTCAAACGCGCCCATCTCGCCGGCCACCAGCGCGGCCATCGCCGCCGCCGCCGCCACGGCCAGGATTGGCCCGACATAAGGAATGCTGGCCATGGCGGAAATCGCGCCGATGATCGCGCTGATGCCCCACGCGATCGCGCGGATCGTGGCCTGCGCCAGCGTGGCGGCCGTGCTCAAAATTTCACCCAAAACATGCGCCGACGTGCGCGCCACCACCAGAATGTTGTGATACACCGTTTCCGTCAGGCGGATAATGCCACGCATCAAAGATCCCAGCATGGTGGAGGTGGTCTTGGCCCCTTCCCCCGTCGCATGTGCGGCCACCTGCGTGGCGGTCATCGTCGCGTCGTGCGCGGCCTCGGCGGTGCGGATCACGATGCGCTGCGCGGCGCCGGTGCCGGTGATGGTGACGATGGTGGCCTGGCTCGCCGCCGCCTTGGCGGCCTCCTGCACATTAAAGATGGAGCTGATGGCCGCCATGATTGTGTGCTGCAAGGCCCATTGCACCGCCATGTGGACGATCTGCTGGACGATCTCCTCCACGATGGAGTTGTAGATGCTCCGCATGGCCTGCCCCCATTTCTCGGTGCCGTCCACCAGGCCGGAAATGTTTTTTGTGATGCTATTGGTGGCGGTCTGCCACACCGCCGCGAAGGCCTGCGCGCTTTGCTGCGCCAGCGTGCCGATGTTCTGTAGCCGCACGATGGTCTGGCCGAGCTGATAATTAAAACTGTCCGCGTCCTGCGCCTCGGCCAGTTGATGCTGCAAATCCACCTGCTGCGCCATGAGCTGGTTGATTTTCTGCATCGCCTCCAGCCGGGCCGTCTCGTCCACGCCGGGCTGGTTGGCGGTGTCCGCCAGGCTCGTCATGCTCTGATCGTTCTGCGACATGAGCGTTTGGATCGGCCCGATGGATGCCTGCCCCTTGTCGTAATTATTCAGAAACGGGTTTTCACGGATTTGTTTTAATTGCGCCTCGGTCTGGCTGCGCGCAATCGCCTGCTGAAGTTCCAACTGTTTCAACGCCTCCGCCGTCTGTTTTCTTTTTTCTTCCGTGAGCCGCGTTTCCTCCTCGACGTTCTTTTTTATGAACGCCTCGATCTCTTTCTGAAAGTCCAATATCTGCTTATCCAATTCCGCCTGCGCCTTCTTTTCCGCCGTCACTTTTTCCAATGCCGCCTTCTGGTTGATTTCGTCAATGGTGGCGTTGTGCCGGTCTAGCGCGGCCTGGGCCGCGCCGGAATCATCCTTGCCACCGGCCGCAACCGCCGTGTCATGCAGCTCACGGATATGCTCCATCTCCTTTTGGAAACGATCCTGTTCAGCGGCAATCTTCTTTTGCACCCCGGCCAGCGATTCGGCGGCGTCCTGATCGTGAATCTCTTTCAACTGCTGCGCGGCGTCGCTCTGCGTCTTGTTCAGGCCAGCCATCAAAATCTGTTGTTCGACATACTTCTGTTTCTCATCCTGGCTCGCCTCGTCACGCGTGCCGATGACACCACCCGTGCGCGAGTTGCGGATGTTGGGATCGGTTGTTAAGTCCTGTCCACCCATTGAACCGGAGTTGCGATAGAGTGGTGTGGCACCGCTCAACATATCCTGCCACTTTTTCGCCTGCTGATCGCCAATCAGTCCGCCCGCCTGGGCCGCGCTGATTTGCTTTAGGATGTCCGGCAGTTTCTCCAGCGCCGCCGCCAGATTTTTCGCCTTGGTCTCCGCGCTCTCCATGTGGTTGCCATAACCTTCCCACAACAGCCAGCCGCCGCCCAGGGCCGCTGCGATGCCCGCGATGGGTAGCAACATTTCCGAAAGTGTCAGGCCAAACAGCATCGCCCCCGTGCGTGTGCCATTGATCGCCAGGCGCAGACCCATAATAGCTTCCGCCAGTGCGGGCAGCTTGGTTCCCGCCAGCGACATCGCGCCCAATTCAACCCCGTGCATTCCCTCGCGTAAAAGCAGTGAGGATTCGCGCATTTTCTGAAGCGCTTCGCCTGATGCTGCCGCCGCCGGCGCGAGCGAGCGCAGGCCGCTGCCGGCCTGGGAGACAAACCGCGCGAGATCCGCCGCCGCCTGCGCGGTCTCGGCGGTCACGATTATTTTAACCGGTTCGCTCATTTTATAATTTATTTTTCAGGGCGCTGATAAATTCCTTGAACCCGTTTTCAGTGGCCTGCCCGGCGCGGGCGGCGTAACTATTGTCCAGCAGCTCCACCGCGCGCTGCCGGCCCTTGGCCTCCGCCACCAGTTGCAGCCACTCCAGGGACTGCGCCACGACCAGCTCACGGTCTAGCGTCCCGGTGGCGGCGCAAATCCGGGCAACGGCGTCGGCGAGGCTGACCGGTTTTGTTTCGCCAGCCCCGTCTCCATCGCCAGCTTCACCACGTCCGCCGGCAGCGTGGCCATCGCGGAGATCATGGAAGCATTTTGTTTTTCCGCGCGTTCCATACGGCGCTGGCAGAAGGAAAAAAAACCCTTCTGATTCACCGCGCGCCCTTTCACGAGGACGTCCTCGTAACTGTCCGGCGCGAGCGTCAGCGCCCAGGCCTTGTCCTTGGCGCACAAAAACCCGACCAGCGCCGGTTCGTCGTCCACAAAGCCAAAGCCGGCGTCATAATCGCGCACGGGAATCTGGCGGATTTTTATTTCCGTGGCGGGCGGCAGCGTGCCATCAGCCAGGACTTCAAAGTTGACGGTGTGTTTCAGGCCGCCGTTGAGGGCGATGTTTTTCAGGTCCATAATTTTTTAGGGATAGTTGGTGGTGATGATTTGAGTGGTGGCGTTCCAGAGAAATGTGCCTGTGCCATTCGACACCACACACGTTCCCCAGCCGTTGTCGCCATATTCGCCGGTTGGATCTGTCTGCTGATACTTCGAATAAACCGCTTGGCCCGACGGATTCACCACTATCCAGATACCGCCGGCCACGCCGTTGAAGGAAAAACTAAAGCCGTTCGTGCCGTAATAAAGACTGTTGCTCGCATAGTAATCGCCCGCGCCGTAAGTATTCCCCGCAAGCACCAAATAATTAGTGCTAGAATTAGTGATCGTCACCCAGTTAGTGCTGACAACCCCAACGCGCTGCGCCCCACCGGAGAAGGTGTTGCTGGCGGTGAGGCTGCCGGGCGCGTTCGTGCCAAACACATTCGTGGCCGTCAGACTGCCGGGATGATTCGTGCCGAAAGAATTGCTGGCCGTCAAAAATCCCGGTGCATTGGTGCCGAAAGAATTTGAGGCCATCAGCCAGCCGGGCGCGTTCGTGCCAAATGAATTGCTGGCCGTCAGCCAGCCCGGCGCGTTCGTCCCAAAACGGTTGGAGGCCGTCAGGCTGCCCGGCGCGTTCGTCCCAAAATAATTCGAGGCCGTCAACCAGCCCAGCGCGTTCGTCCCAAAACGGTTGGAGGCCGTCAAGCTGCCCGGCGCGTTCGTCCCAAAGGCGGTGTTGGCGGTGATGCTCATGGGATAGTTGGTGCCGAACTGCGCGAGGGCGGAGCCAGCCACCAAGACGCCCAGGGCGCCAAGAAAAAAGGAACGAGATAATTTCATAAATAAATTTGCCGGCGCGCGCAGACTCCTGCCCGCGCCGGCGTGGCGTGGTTCAGGGCTTCGGTGACGGCGTCACGGCCACCGGGGGAACCGGTTTGGCGGCGGCGTCCTTCGCGGCCTGATCGGCGTTCAGCTTGGCGAGCGCTTCCGGCGTGTGCGGCTTCGGCGGATTCTTGTGGTCAATGGCTTCAATTTTATCTTTGGTGAACATATTTTTTCAGTGTTGAATGTTGAATGTTGAATGTTTCAGCCCGGTCAGATCGCGGACCCAGCCAGCGCCGAATACAGCCAGGTGAACGCGAACGTCGGGTTAATGACGTTATTCTCGCCGGCCTTGATGTCGGTGACGTTGAGGTCCACCCACCAGTCGTCCACCACCCAGAGGCCGTTGCTGGCATCGTAGCGCTGGCGCTTGAGCCAGCCGGTGAAGCTGCTCGGGCCGGACAGCGGGAAGAACCCGGTGTCCGTGAGCTGGATCAGCGGCGACTTGTAGAAGCCCGCGACTGCGAGGCGCGAGATCTCGTTCATCTCCACCGTCATCATCAGGTCATGCTCAGTGCGCAGGACCTGTTTGGTGGTGATGATGCCCGTGCCCGGCATGGGCGCGGTGACCTTGACCTCCTTGCTGGTGATCTTATCCACGGCCGGCTTCTTGACGGAGCCGAGCGCGAACGTGGTCCAGATGGGATCGGTTGGCCCCGGCTTGGCGGCCGCACCGACGGTGCCGGCGCCAGGGATGGTGAACGCCTGGCCGCCAGGCGCGAAGTAGAGGAAATCGCCGGTGGCGATGACGGATGGTTGTGTTTGCATAATTTATTTGGGGCTCAGGGGCGTGTGTTTGTTTGTTTTGTTTTGGTTGCTACGGGATCGGATTTAACGTGGTGATGGCCTCGATGGTTAGTTCGCGCAGGTTGCGTTTCTTGTCCGGCACGAAATCATTTCTTAAAACGCGCAGCGGCAGGAAGCCAGCCACGGGAAACTGCGCGAGGAGCTGATTCACATATTCCGAGACATCCTTGCAGTGCGGCTTCAGGTTGGCGGCGTCGCGCCAGATGATGGGCGTCTCGCCCACCGCGATCGCAAAGTTCACCTTCAGCCCGGACTGCGGCGCGGTGGGCGTGCTGTTCACGTAGTGCGGCTCGCCGATCAGCACCAGCATCCCGATCTGGTCAATCGCCTTCGCAATCTTCGTCGTGAGATCGTTGGTGTCCTCGGTCAGCACCGCAATGCCGGCCATCTGCGGCGCGGCTGCCGGGTTGACGTTGGACAGCTTCGCCAAACCGGTTGTTAAACGGTTATTAACGGCGTCGGTCAAATTGGAGAGCGCGCCCATGTCAGTTATTCGACGCCAGGCGTCGGGTTAGGAATTGGTCCATCGCATCATAGGCCACCGACTGCATCTCCTCGTCGGCCGGCAGCACGGTCGGGTCGGCGGCCTGATCCACGGACGGCACCAGCCAGAACAACACCACGTCGCCGAGGATGTCCGCCTCGTTGCGCGACTTGCCCTTGTGCTTGCCAGTGCGGAGGTGGCCGACGACGGAGGCGACCGCGCGCTGCAGCTTCAGGCCACCGCCGCGCTTGGTCTTGAAAAATTGCAGGTTCGTAAAATCCGCCGGCACCTTGCCGACGGCGTCGGTGCCCTCGACGGGGATCGCGAGATACTTGCCGTTGATGGCGCGGATCGTCCCGCCGAACAGCCGCTGCGCCAGGCCGATCTTGTCAATGGCGATCATGGCCGTGCCGTCCACCGTCTCCGGGTTTTGGACCGAGCGCGCGGCGTCCGCATAAAAATTTTCGCCGCCGGCGCGGTGCCGCTCCTCGTTCAGCTCCGTGAAGTGATCCACGAGCAAGAGTTTCACAGCGCGGCCGCCGGCGTCGGCCATCGGCTCTTCCGCCAGCGCGGCGCGCGCGCGCGCGCCCAGCGCGGTGAGCGCCTCGCTTTGGACCCTGACGACTAATGCACTCACGCGGCCACCTCCTCGGCGAACTTTGAAATTTTATTGGAGAAGGATTCGATGGCCGAGACGATGTTCGCCGGTTCCGGCGCGGCCTCGCCTTTATCGAGCAGGCCAACCTCCTCGCAGTCGGCGCGGGAAACATCCTTGACCCACATGCCGGAATTAAACGCGAACGGCGGCCAGATGACATCGAGCGCGTCGTCGAACAAATCCGACGAGCCAATCCAGTTCCAGATGTCGTGGTTCTTCAGTGCGATCAGGCGTTCATCCGGCGTGATGGTCCAGCCGGTGCCGATGGGATCATCCGTCTGCTCGCCGGCCAGCCGCCAGCGGGCGAGCCAGTCGCGCTTTTTCACGCGATCTTCGAGCCGGAACAATTCATCGGCCGGAAAACTGTCGAGCACGCCGGCGCGCTGCGACTGGAGCCAGTTGCCCTGGCCCTGGGCGAGCTGCTTGTTCGTCTGCAGCACGAGCGACACGCGGGCGTCGCTGCTCAAATCTTTGATGGTGCCGGCATCTTCCGGCGCCGGCGCGTAGTTGACCGAGATCAGGAAATCCTTGATGGCGCGGGCGACATACGCCGGGCTGTATTCCGTGGTGGCCTGGCCGGCCACGCGCACCGGGTTGAGCATCCCGCCGATCTTATCCTGGTAAAGCTGCAGCAGATATTCATCCGTGGTCTGCGCGGAGAAGAACGACTGGTTCTTCAGCGCGGCGGCGAGCGCGCGGATGTCCGCGCTGGTCATGAAATCAGGCAGCAGGTCTTTTTCCGCGAGCGCCTTGATGGCCTCGGCGAAGGGCATGGGTTCGACGGCGATCATATCAGCCCTCCCATTTTATAGCGCGTGGCTTGGCGTTTCTCCGCGCTGGACTGCACCGGGTTGCTGCTCTGCATCACCTGCCCGGAAGAAATCGGATTGTCCGGCGCGTCCACCATGTCATCTCCGTTGGCGATGCGGTCCAGGTCGCGCTGCCGCGCCTTCAAGGAATCGCGCTCGGCTTCCGACAGGTCCATTTCGAGCGCCACTTTCAGCCGGCAGAAAATAATGTCCACGGCGAGCGGTTTCAGGCCGCCGGGGATTTTGGTCACATCCGCGTCGAGCTGGTTGGCGCTCGCCACCTTACGGCGGATCTCCAGGGTCACGTCCGCAATCACGCCGGCCACGCGGCCGGTCTGGCCGGCCGCCAGCGCCGTGGTGTCGGCGGCGGTGATCAGCGGGGAGACCTTCGAGTTGTAAAGGTCGGCAATCGTGATGGCGATCCAGCGTGACATTTTATTTTAATAATGGCATGGGAGCCACCGGTCGCCCGGTGGCCCCCACGCAGTGGGTTAGGGGACGATGCCGGCAAACGTGTTCGTCGGGTCCAGGTATATCGGCGCGGCGGAGGCCGTAATGACCTGGGCCAGCCGCGCGATCGCGAAGTTCTGCGCCGTGGTGCTGGCAGTCAGCGTGGCGGCATAAACCTCGTTGGTGCCGTTGGCGGCATAGGTGTTCGTCACCGTGGGCGAGCTTAACCAGTTGGTGATATAGGCCGTGCCCACCTTGACCGGCGTGGCGAACTGGAACACGAAGCTCGTGTTCGCCGTGACCGCGTTGGTGGACCAGAAGCCGACATTGCCCGCAAAGCCGCGATCGCGGTAAAGCGCGAACGGCTGCGAATAGATGTTGGTGGTGGTGCTGGCCGGGATGAGCAGCGCGCCACCTGCCAGGGTGAACGTCGCGGCATTGGTGCCGATGGCCAGGTTGGTCAACGGTGCGATTTTCGGAGCCACCGCCTGGGCGCGGCCGAGGAGCGGCAGCGCGGCGGCAGTGAGAATCAGGAATAATTTTTTCATGGTCGTTTTAATTTGATGTTTTGGTTTTGCGATCAGGCCACCGGGTTTTCTTTTCGCCCGGTGGCCCTCACGCAGTGGGTTATTGGTTCGCGATGTTCAACTGGCGGATGCCGCCGGCGTAGGTGATGACGATCTTCTCGTAGAACTCGACCGTGATGGCGACGAGCTTGGAGCTGATCTGCTGGACATACACCCGGAACAGGCCGCCGCCCTGCTCGCCGTCGAAGGTCGAGACAAAGCGCTTGATGTTGGACGGGTCTTCCGTGTCCACGTTGTCCTGCGCGAAGAAGGAATAAACCTTCGCGCCGAGGATTTCGCCCTTGGCGTTCGCGCCGGTGGTATAGCGTTCGCGGCTGACATAGACCTTGTCCACGCCGAGCGCGGCCGCCAGGGCGGCTTCCGGGTCCGTGCCGTAGCCGAGATAGCCGGCCGGGTTGTTCTGCGCGCCATACGCCTGCTGGCGGTAGAGCGCGGCCGTGTCGCCATAGGCGACGCGGTTGTTGCGGATGCCGGTGATGTTCGTCTGCGCCACGAGGTCGGCGACGACGTCCATGTCCGGGTTCACCGGGATCACGCCGGCGTTCACCGGCTGCGGGGCCCAGACCAGGTTGTTTGGCACGGCCGCCGCCGCGATCGCCGCGAGCGCGCGGCGGTAGCTGTTGCGGTAAAGCCGGCGCGTGAGCTTGGCCACCGCGTTCTGCTGCCAGCCGGGCACCTGACCGGCACCGATGCCGGTGTCGGACACGTTGTCCAGATCCACGATGATCGTGAGACCGCGGTTCAACGTCTTGTCGTTCACATCCGTGCCGGTGTATTTCACAGACTTGAAGTCCGCGCCGATCGCGCGCTGGTCGTCCACGAGTTCGGACATGAACTCCTCGGCGTTGTTCGGCGCCTTCCACTCGAAGCGGCGGCCAACCGGGACAGCGGGCGCGAAGAATTGAAGCGTGGCTTCAATGTCGTTCGGATCGCGCCAGCCGGTGGAGAAGTTGGTCAGCGGCTCGCTGTAGTAGGTTTCCATGAACTGCGAATCGTTGGCGAAGATCGCCGCGAGCCGCGGGTTCGTGTTCATGAAGCCGGACAGGCGTTCATCGTAATGGCCGGGATGGTAGCTGCCGTCGTTGGCGAACAGCACCTGGCCGGCGCGATAGCCCTGGCCGCGATCCTGACCGACGATCGGAGCCTGCGAATCAATCTCGTTCGCGAACTGCGGCAGGGTGATTTTACCGAAGGAAGGCAGGGCGCCGGCCAGGGCCAGCGCCGCCGTCAATTTAATGTTCTTTTTCATTTTATTTGGTCGTTTGATGTTTTTGTTTTTCGATTGGATGAAACGTCACGTTTCTTAGAACGAGACCTTGCTGGGCACGTCGTGGACGACGGTGATGACATCGCCGGCGTTCGAGGTGGTGTCCGTGCCGAAGAGCGCCCGGCCGAAGATGCCGGCGTCGCCGCTGGCGGCGGCGGTGGCCTGGCCGTTCGCGCCGGCCTTGACATAGGCGAGGTTGGCGATGGTGCCGTCCGTCTGCACCCGCATGGTGCCGGGGCAGGAACCAAACAGCCGGATGGTGATCGGCTCCAGGTTGGTGATGTCCGCCTGGTCATACGAGACGCCGATGGCGACATCGTTCAAACCGGCGAGCGCGCAGTGGTCCGCGTCCGACCCGACCTTATAGATCAGGTAACGGCCGTTGGCGGAGGCGTCCGGCGTGTAGGACCGCTTGCCGGTGTCGAAGTCGCCATCGCCGATGTTGGCGAAGCAGGCGGAGCCGGCACCCATCTTGGGCGTGTCCAGCAAAAAGCTGAACATCCGTTGGACCAGCAGCGGCGCCAGATAAACCCGGCGCATGTGCGCCCGGAAGAATTTCCGGTTGGCATTGCCGATCACTGGGCGACGGTGGGGTTGGCGTGCCTTTTGGATAGCTGCGACCGCCAAGGCAAACATGGCGACCACAACCGCGACGAGCGCGACGACGAGGAACAGTGTGTTCATTTTCATTTTCGTTTTTTCGTTTGTTGTTTTGGTTGTGCCCGGCCGCGCCGGAGGCGCGGCATGGCGGTGATTTATTTTTTCTTCTTGGCCTTCGCGGCGACCGCGAGGGCTTCGTCCTGGTGGTTGATGGCGACGAGCGCCTGCGTGCGGTTGAGCGCCCCGCCGGATTCGGCGATTTTCTTCTGGATGCGTTTTTCCAGTTTCACGGCGTCGGTCTCCGGCGCGTTGAGCAGTTCGTCGATCTCCGTCGAGAGTTCGGCGTTCTTGGTGACCAGGTCACCCACGGCGGCGACCAGCTTCTCATCCGACATGTCGGTCGGCAGGTTCAACAGTTTCAGCAATTGTTCTTTCATGATGTTTGCGATTTTAGTTTTTGCGGTTGGTTAATGGTGGCCGTGGCAAATCACTTTTTCTTCGAGCCAGGCATTTTGATGTCCACCGACTGCATCCCCTCGAACAGCGCGGGGTGCCGGCGCTGGGCCTCGGCATAGATGCGGTTGTGGTCCTTGGTGCGGTTGAGCTTCAGCTCCTGGGCGATGCCGCCCATGACCTCGTTGGCGAACTGCGCGCGGGCCCTTGGATCGGAGATGTCCACCTGTTCCGTCTTGCCGCCGCGTTGCAGCGTGATGGACGTGGTCTTGACCTTCGGCGCGAGCGCGCGGAGGGCGGTGCGTTCGTTGGCGAACTGCGCCTCGACTTTGAGCCGGCCTTCCCAGGTGGGTTGCTCGGCCGCGGTGATGTGGCCGGACTGCAGCGCGGCGGCCAGCTCGTCGCCGATGCGCGCGGTGCGCTCGTTGGCGAAGCTCGTGCGGGCGGCCGTCAGGTCGGTGTCGAAGGTTTTCACCTTCTCCTCGATCTGCGCGATCGTCGCGGCCGGGTCGGTGATTTCCGCTTCGTTGGCGAAGCTGATCTTCACCAGCGCGGCGAGGCCGACCAGTTTTTTCTTGATGCCCGTCGTGGCGGTTTCCCACGCGTTGCGTTCGTTCGCGAAGGTCGCGACCTTGGTTTCGATTTCACCCAGGGCGGCTTCCGCCTCGGTGTCCGTTGGTTCGGCCGCGTTGGCAAACGTCGGCTTGAGCGAGAGCGCTGCGAGCAGCGCGATCAGTTTCTTTTTCATTATGTTTGTTGGTTTGTTGTTGTTTACGTTTGCCGGCGCCACATCCGTGGGTTCGGCCAGAGTGTCGTCGGCGTTAAAAAAGTGAACGGGCAGGTGCGGGTTGTTCGTCAGGCCGGCGCTGACAATCTTCATGGGCCGGTAGCAGGGTTTGCCGCCGACCAGCCCGCAGTCCTCGGAATCGCACAGGTCGCCGCTGAAACCCTTCAGGCGTTTGCCGGGGTTGGCATTCTCCACCAGGTCGCTGCCTTCGTTGGTGAACACCGGCAGGCCGTAGAGGCCATCGGCGCGGACTTCGAGATCGGCGAACACGCCCTTGGGTTCCTTGTCCGGATAGAACTTGCCCAGGCCGGGAACGTGCGGGTGGCCCACATAGATATTGCAGCCCGTGATAAATTTCCGCAGGCCGCGCCGCTCGTTGTGGAACGTGGCCACCATCGCGTCCGCGCCGGTCTTATCAATGCGCTGGATGGCGGGCACCTTCTTCAGGCCGCCCTTGCCGTCCGGGATGAGCGCCGGCGACGGATGGTCGCCGAACGGCGCAATCATCGCCCAGCCGTCGCTGCCGATGCTGATCTCGTTGCAGAAGCCAACCAGCGTGGCGGTGACTGCGTCACGGCCACTATTGGCGAAAAACGGTTTGAAAGATTTGGTCTTCATGATTGGGGTGCAGCGTCACGCTGCCCGGCGATGCCGTTGGCGAGGTTCGCCGACAGGATTTTGTAGATGGCGTTGGCCACGGCCGGATCGTGGTCGAGATTTTTTTTCAACTTGTCCAGGTCGGCGAGGATCGCGGTGAGCTTTTGTTTCTGCACCGCCGCGTCGGTTATTTCCGCCACGGCCGCCAGGCGTTTGTTGATGGAGCCAAACTCGGACAGCACCGCCTCGACGACGAGCGCGTGGCTTTTTTCATCCAGCGGGTTCGCATTGGCAAATTCGGGATTCGCATCCGTCTTGCCGGGCGGAATGACTTTCTCGCCACTGGGACCGCCGGCTCCGGGCGCGGCCGGCGGCGGCGTGGCCGTGAGCGTGTCCTCGCCCGGCTTGGGCAGCGACCGCGAATAGCGCTCCAGTGTTTCCGCCGTGCCGAGAATCGTCTTGCCCTCGGAATCCTTGAAGCCGGCGAGGAAGGTGTCCACGGCGATGTCGTCCTGGATGTTCCGGCGCGGCGTGGTGCGCAGCTTGACATAGGCCAGGCGTTCCGTGTCCGGGCCAAATTTCCACGCGAGCGCAAACTTCGTGACCTTGCTGTCGAGGGTTTCCTCCAGCAGCTTCGCGTCGTCGGTCTCCAGAATTTCCGACTCGTCTTCCTGCAAGGATGCGCCCGCGCCACGCTGGCTGCTAGTCGTGCCTAGATCTGCGCCGCGCCAGAGCTGGGTGATGGAGCGGTCAAAGATGGCCAGGAACTTTTCAAAGCCGGCCTCGCCACTGGCCTTGGCCTCGACGAGCGAGAGGTCGGCGTTGCGGTTAGTCACCGCGCTCCATTCCTGCGCGAAGTCCTCCACCGCCATCACAAAATCATTCCATTCCGGTGAATCCTTGACCGCGTCCGTCTTGCCGTGAATGCCCGGCATCCCGAACTTGTCGAGATACGCCAGGCCGGATTTCAGCACCAGCGACTTCATCAGATAGACGACGCTGCACGCCTCCATGATGCCGTCGCCGCAGGTCACCAGCCATTCGCCTGGCATCATCTCGTTGCCGTAGATCTGAAATTCACTGGGCAGGAAACGTAGCTTCCCGCGCGTGCCCTCAAACCACCAGATGGGACAGAAGATGAATTTCGCCGTCAGCTCGCCACCTTCAACTGCGTCATCGGCCGCCATGGGCTGCCAGACGATCTCGTGGACGGCATAGTATTTGCCGACCGCGTCCATCATCTGCCGGACCAGCAGCGAGAAGCCGCCCTCCTCATCCGGGTTCAGCGCGGTCGTGGCGGAGACGTTGGCGTAAAAATTGTCGAGGAAATCCTTTTGCTGCTGCGCCAGGGCTTTCTGCGAATCGTCCACGTCGTCGCGGATCAGGATGTCATAGCCATGGCGCGCGACGCTCTTCATCCGCTTGGGCCGGCAGATCTGGAGCTGGTAGTCGCGGCGCTCCATCGTGTCCCACGCCATGCCAGCCGTGCGGAAGAAACCGAGCCGCCACTGGTCCAGCGCCGTGACGAGGCGCTCAAAGGTCAGGCCCTTGATCGGATTGTTGCGCATCCGCACCGAGAGCGTGACGCGCGCCGGCGTGATGCTGGCGTCCGGCGCATTCTTATATTGGCCAGCGCGATCGCGCGGCTGCCGGAAATAATCCTCCTGGTCGGGACTTGGCTTGCCGAACTGGCTGGTGGCCGGCACCTGATCCGCGCCGCGCGACTGGCGCGAGGAGTTGCCGAGCTTGGGGTTGGTCGGAAACTCGTTGGAGACGGCATTCGCGAACCGGCGCTGATCCTTGCCGGACAATTTTTGGAAGCCGGAAACCACCGCGGCGAGCCGGGCTTCGAGGCCAATGGATTTCACCCCACCCTTTTTGGCGGATTTACGCATGGCTAACCCCCTTCTTAAAGGCCATTAGCTGGCCGTTAGCTGCCCCGCTGGGCGCGTGATGCCCCCCAGGGCGGGTCAACACGGCCAAAACGCCGCCTGGGCCATCCCAAGGCGCGGGAAAAATGGTGGCTGTAACGCAGTTACTCATCCCAGAAGTCCTTTCGAACGCCCGATGCCGTTCCGACCCGGCAGGCTGATTTTTTGGTAGGCGAATTTCCCGGTGCCACCACCCACGCCGCAGACCTCGGCCAGTCCGCTATAAGCGTCGGCCAAAAGAAAATGGTTGTCACATTTGTCCACGTAGTCGCCCAGCTCGCCGGTCTTCTCTTCCTTGGCGCGCTGGCTGCCGGTCAGCAGATGCTCGTCGAGCGTTTCGAGAATGCCTGGAGCGCCGGGCGCGCGGAGCGGCAGCCGCATGACGGGTTGCTGGCGGACGGTGCGTTTGCCGGCAATGCTCACCACTTCGATGACGTTTTCGGACGGCGTCAAAAATTCCTTCACCACGCGGTCGATGGATTCAAACCGGTTGCAGGCGATGTAGGGGACAAACTTTTTCTGGCCGCCCTGGTCAAACTCCACGGCACCCTGCTCGATGCCCATGCCAAGTTGTTTTTTAGAGAAGCGCACAACCGCACATTTGAGTCCGCGCCATTCCTGCCGGCTGCCGTCCCAGGATAATTTACCGCAGGCAAAGCTGGAGTCCTTCGATTTGAAATCCACGCGCGGCCAGTTGGCCAGCGTGTCGAGGCCGTTCAGGATCAGCGCCAGGGTGCGCGCCTCGTCCACGGCCGGGTTCTCGTCAATCATCAGCGCCGAGATGCCGCGCGCCTCGCACAGCAGCCGCACGCGGGCAACCATGTCGCCCAGCGCGATCTTGTCCACGGCCACGCAGCGCTTTTCCGCCGGGCTGTGGATCTCGCGGGTGTAGAGCCAGCAACGGCCACCGGTGTCCAGGCCGGCCACGCGGATTTTTTCCGGCGTCAGCGTGCCGAAGCTGAAGGGCGTCACCGCGCGCGAGCGGTTTAGGATTTGTGGTGAGAGACTTTGCGCCGCGCTCTTGGGCATCGCTTTGCGATCGCAGCAGAACGAAATCATTTCTTCATCGTCCATCACGGCCCGCGTCCAATGGGAAACGATCTGCGCCAGGTCAATCGCCGGCGTGCCGATCTGCGCCACGCGCAGCGACCAGCGCCGCTGCTTGATGCGCTCCGGCATCCGGTAGTGGACGGCCGTCATGTGCGCGTCGAGTTCAGCGCCCGTCTCCGGGTGCGCATAATAGTATAGGGCGTCCGGCGTATAGACGGCGGCCACCTCCGTGGAATTGGCGTGGCGGAAATCGCCCTCGTAAGTCAGGCGCGGATCGGACGGCGACGGCTTCGCGCCCAACTGCACGCGGCAGATCTGCGGCCAATTTTCTTCCGGGTTGATCCAGCCCGGCGGCACCGCTGAAACCACGAAGCATGTTTCCGCCGAGCGTGCAATGATGAGCTTTGGCGATGGTGGCCGTCCGCAAGGACCGATGAGCTTCACGCCCTGGCTGCCGGCCTCGAACTGTTTGTTCTGGCCCGCGCCGTGGACGCGCATCGTGCCAACCACGATCTGCAGCCGGAGCTGCGAGGCGGTCATACGACCGGAGAGAAACTTCGCGTTCGCGCGCGGGATGTCGTCCTCCTCGTCGCGGATCACCACGTCGGCGCTGAACGTGGTGGGGACTTTTTTCAAGCCGCGAAACATTCCGCTGGCTTTGCGCTTATTGCCGTCCGTGACCAGGAACGCGCCCTTGGTGTTCACGCTCTTGCCGGACTTATTGAGCGTCTTCCCGATCTGTGTCATCTGCGCGAGCCAGCCGATGTTGTCCAGGACCACCGGCCGGAACTTCATGTCCACGATGCCGTCGGCCAGGCCATCGTCCGGCAGATAGACGCCCACGTTCAAAAACCGTTGCGAGGTGATATAGGCCGCGAGATAGAGCTCAAGGATCGTCTTGCCGAACTGTGCGCCGCCGCAGAGCGCGAAGGTGGAATCCTTCAACGGCACACCCGTGTCGCTGCCGAGAATCTCATCCAGCACCCGGCAGGCTTCAAAAAGGATCTCGCGGCCGAAGAATGAAAACGGATCGAACTCACCCGCGCGTTTGAAATCCGACGTCGGCACCTTAGCCTGCTGCAACAGAAAATCGCGGAAGTGGCGGATCTCGGGAATGGACATCTTACCCAGCGCGCCGAGCGAGCTGTCACCGATCTCCAAAATGTCCCGTTGTTTTTTCATGCTTTGGCCAGTCCGGCACGGACTTTCTTCAAGGCTAAAAATGCCTGGGTAAATAATTCCTCGGCCGGCGTGCCCTTCGCTTCCGCCAGGCAATATTCCAGCGCCTTTTGCTGTTCGGATTTCTTGGCCTCCAGCGCCTGGGTTTCCTTCAGGAAAATTTCCCGTTCCTTGAACGCGGCCTTCGTCTGCGCGCTGAGACAGCTCAACACCGTGTTGGTCAACTGGTCCGACAGCTTCAAAAATTCCGGGTCGGTATTGCCCTGCGTCGAGAGCTGAAGGATCAGCACCCGGTGCAGCTTGATCAGCGTCTCCAGTTCCGGCGCGGGATTTTTCGCAAACTCCTGCTCGACTTCCCGGCACTGCCGCGCTCCCGAAGTGATCTGCCCCAAAAGTTTTTGCTTCAAGCGCGCCGAACGCGCAGATTCCAAATAGACCGACAAGGTGGACGGCGCGACGGAAACGCCTTCTTCCTTCAGCCAGGCGAGGATTTCCGGCAGCGTCTTCTTGGCGGCGTCCATTTCCAGCAGCGTCACCGCATACTGGTCCAGCTTGGATTTCTTTTGTTTGGGCATGGCGCATCAGAGTTTCCGGGCTTTGTGGATGCCGGCGGTCGTCAGGGTCCAGGAGCGTTCCTCCAAGTCCACGCTGGCCGCGTCCGCATATTTTTTGGATTCAACAAACTTCAGCGCGTCCAGCACGTCGCTAATTGACGGCGCGTCCGGCCGCGACAGCACCTGGACGCCGCGCACCAGCGCCGACTCCGGCATCGGCACGCCGTCCGCCGCGTTCAATGCGAGCAAGATGTTTTTTTCAAGTTCGGCGCGCGTAATCATTTGTGTTCCCTCCGTGAATTTTGGTCCAGCACCCGGGCAAAGGTTTCGAGTGACTGCGTGAAGGCGCGGATGGTGTCGTTGTTGGCGCGCGCGTTTGACTCAATGACCCGCGTGAATTTTTCAAAGCTCATCTCGAATGCCGCAATCTTGCCCTTGTTTTCCGCCACCAGTTCCGCGATGGGATTCAACCGGCCGTGAATGTCCGCCGCGCGCTCTTCGTTGATCCGGTTTGATTCAGCGATGGTTTTAGTCAGGGCATCCATCGTATCCACCACCGTGGTCAGCTCCCGGGATGTCGCGAAATACGCAGCCACGCCCAGGATGGTTGCGATGCCCACCACCACGGCGATGGCGATGAAAACCCATTGACCGGCAAATTCGTTCGTTGCTTCAGCAATCATCATAAATTGTCTTTCGGCAAAAAGGCGTTGACGTAGTTGTTCACATGATGATCCGCCAGCGCGTCGTCCAGCAGCGCCGGCACGTTCCCGGCGCGATACGCGCGCCAGAGACCCCACGCGTCCGACCAGAGCAGCGCGGCCACGGTCGGCGCAATGACGGCCTGCCGGGTGACGGATGAAATCAAGACCTCGGTGGCCGCGTGCCGGTAGGGATCAGTGAAGTGCGGGAGGTGCGGGATGCGCGCGATGCAGTCCTCCTCGAACACCACGCGGAAGGTCTGCGCGCCGAGCGACCATTCGTAAAGCCGCTTAAACGCGCCGTTACCGACGCGAGGCTGGCCGAAGGTATAGACCTGCACGATGGGAAATTTCTGCCGCTGCAATTCCAGCGCCGCTAGGATGGCCAGCGCGCCGCCGAGCGAATGGCCGGTGATAAAGAGCGGCAGTTGCGGTTGGCCGCGCAGATGCGCCGCCAGTTCCTCGATGATGCTCTCGTAGGCGGCGAGAAAACCGCGATGCACCTGGCAGTCCGCGCCATCCGCCTCTACCACCAGCGTCTCGCGCCAGAACTCGGCATCGGTGATGAAGTCGCGCAAATTGCTCGTGCCGCGAAAGGCGACGATCCGGCAGTCCGGCAATTCAATCACCACCGCCTGCGTGTCCGTGCGGTCGCACCGCACGGTCGGCGCGTCCTGATACGCCACCGCGGACGCCGTCCCGCAGGCGCGGGCGTTGCCGATGTCGAATTTAGTGGCGTTCAAATTCACGATTTGCGATTTGCGATTGATGATTTGCCGGATAGTGGCCGTGACGCAGTCACTTAGTAGGTGAAGCCGACGCCGACGTAGATGCTCGGCTGGGTGTTCACCTTGCCGATGGAATAAAAAGGCACGCTCACCGCGGTCTCCGCGTAGGTGTTCACCGACAGCTTCTTTTTCAGCGCCACGCGCGGCTCCACCACCACGCAGCCCTGGTTCACACCCTTGACCGTCGTGCCTTTCGTGGAATCCCAGCCGGCCAGGATGTCGGCCTGAACCTTCGTGTCATAGTGGTTGATGAACGCATAGCCGCCGCCAGCCTCCGCCGCGTTCAGCGCCGAGCCGACGCCGGAGAACTGCACGTTGACCATCGCGTCCCAGTTGCCGTGGTCGAACTGCGCATAAAGCTCGCTGGCGGCGTTCGCGCCGTTCACCTGCTTGTAGCCGGTGCTGGCCTCCAGCGTGACGTTGGTGAAGGAATAGTTCGTGTTGATGTCCGTCAAGTAGCCCTGGACGCTGCCCAGGAAACTGGCGGGCGCGTTGGTGGCCGCGACCTGCGCGGACGCTTGGGTAATAGACCCCATGGCGAGAACGCCCGCCAGGAGTGAGACTTTGAGGAGTGTGTTTTTATTTTTCATAGGATTATCGGAGGTTTACTGTTTGGTTAATGGCGGCGATGGTGCCGCCCTGGAAAGGGCCAGCCGCACGGGAACACGGAGGGCAAACCGGGAACATTCCGCACGACTGGTGAGACCGCCGGGAACCAGCGGTCTCAAATTGGTTGAATGAAAGTTTGCCCTGCACGCCCGCAGTAAAACAAAACCCCGCAGGCGATGTTCGCCCACGGTGGGAATTACTGCATTTTTTGAAAAATAAAACGGAAGGCGAAGATGCCCTCCGTGTGCCTGCTACTTAATCACAACCCGCAACCAACCGTCGAGAAAATTATTTAAGCACGCCGCTCCGCGCCATTAGGTAAAACCCGGTCAGGTGTTCACCCCGGTTGACTTTACCGGCATTTGAATTAAGGCGCGGCCGTGGTTATCCCCGAACTGGTATGGGCATCGAACGACGCGGGGATTTTTGGGGTCTCGATCACCTTACCATCTGTGAGCAATCCCCTCTGACCATTCAACCTCGCCCAGCCGGTGGAGTGCCTTGTCGCTTAATTGACGTTCACCACGCCGAACCATCATGAGCATGGAGACGCTTAATTCGAGTTTCTCGGCCAAATGCTCCCATGTCAGATTCTTAACATTCCGGAGCTTTTCAAGTCGGTCAAAAATAGTTTGCACTTTGTTGCATTTTCCTGTTGCACGTAATGTGCAACTTTGTGTAATGTTTCTTTGTGACCCGTCACAACTCAAACACAGTGGCAACCCGGAAGGAAAACCACAAGCCTTTACCGCAGGGCCGCGCCGCCAAAATCCTTGGAGTCACCCGCGAACATTTGAACCGGGTGCTAAACGGCAAACGCGAAAGCCGCCGGCTCATCAAGGCGCACCGAGAACTTGTTGGAGGTGTCAAATGATTCTCGCCGCCACCATTCCCGCCAAACACGGCCTCCAGTATTACGCCTTCACCATCCTGATCTTGGCGCTGGTGCTGCTGGCGTGCTTGAAGCTGATTTATTGGGCGCTCAATGTCTGGGAGAAATGGCGGATCATCGCCCACTACCGCCGCGAGGAACAATTAAAGAAAAAGGAGGGCAAATGAGCGCTGTTCCGAAAATCGCAATGACGGAGGAGGCAGTATGAAACTAGAAATCTCCGGCAGCCTGATGTTCACCGTCGCAGAGCATTGTGTGGAAGTCATTCACAGCCACATGGTGCAAATGCACCTGCGCCGGTCTTGGGGCATCTGGGAAGACTCCACCGGGGAGAATCCCTACCCCCTGCACGATTACCAAAAGCAAGCCATGCAGGAAGTTCAGGCCGTCGTGCGATCCATTGACATTTCAGCGCCCGAGAATTCCTACGAGCGCCGGGCGTTCTGTCGGACGCTGCGTTTTCTGCTGAACAAAAAGTGCGAAGAAAAAGGCACCGCCCGCAAGTGGCAGGATTATGTCGCCAGCGTGAAAGCCGCGAAGGCCGCGCACGATGCCAATCAACCCAAGCCCGGAGGTGCCGCATGATTCTCGCCGCCGCCAGCAGCGCGCCCGTTAAACACGGCCTCCAGTATTACGCCTTCACCATCATGCTCGTGGCGGTGGCCGTGTTGCTCGTGTTGTTCTGCATTTATTGGGCGCTCAAGGTTTGGGAGCAGCGCCGGATCATCGCCCACTACCAGCGGGAAGAGCAGCGTGCCGCTGGCGCCCACGTGTTACGGGGTTTCCAGGAGGATTTCCATGATGGTGAATTCAAAAGAACCGGCATTGAGATCGCCACCCGAGATCACTCGTTGAGAATCGGATGGATTAGTGGAGCGCTGCCAACTTTTTTCTTTTTCGGAATGATAACCCGTTTCGGGAATGTTCGGCAAATTCGCATCTGGCGATTCGCCGTTGCCTTAGCCACCCGTCAAAAGGAGTCCCAATGAACCTGCCCAACGTCCTCACTGGTCCCGCTGGCGAACTCGCCCAGGCCATCGCCGCCGCCAAAACCATCCTGGATCTCAAGCCCATCAAGGACGTGATCCGCGCCAGCGACAAGTTCACCGACATGGAAAAGACCCTGCTGCTCACGCTGGCCGGCGCGCGCGAGGATGACATCGCCCAAACCTACACCTACACGCAACTGCGGAAAGCCGCCGACCGGAAGCGAGGCATCTATGAATAATATATTTTCCCATGCCATCGGGACGGTGCGCAATCTCGGCACGCGCAAAGACTGGCTCATGGACGCCATCGGCATCGCCATCCTCGTCGCCACCGCAATCCTCGCGCTCATCATCCTGTGAGCGCCGCCCTCCACAAGTCCGCCGTGCAACGTCCGCTCATCAGCGTGGAACGCACCCGCGCGCTCGTGAGCCTGGACACCGTGGTGAGCGAGCTGGTGGACTACAACGAGGATGAGGTCCTCGCGCTGATTTTTGACCACTGGTGTTTGGGGCCGGCGTGGAACATCGCCTCGAAGGACGCCACCAAGCGCGAGCTGCGCGTGCTGATGGCCGGCGTCCGCCACTTCAAGGCGCTCGGCGAAAAGTCGGATTCAAAATTCACGATCACCGAAGCCCGCGCCAACGCGTTTATTTTCCCGCCGCACACCAAGCCGTTTTTCTCCGGGCTGGAATTGCAACAGGCGTTCAACTGCAAGTCGTCGCACATCATCAATCTGCTGGACGAAGGCTCGCTCAAAAAAATGCCCGGCACGACCTGGCATCCCGGGCGCGGCGGCTCGCCGGTCATCGCGCGGGACGCGGCTGTCAAGTTCCTCAAAGACCGGAGGGAAATATGAATGACTGCGTCATGGCCACCGGGAAAAACAATTGCCAGTCAGGCACTGACTTTGCGAAGGGAACGGACGTGGCAGCCTCTACTGTCGCCAACCGGCCAGCACGCGGGACACATAAAACCGCCCTCCGTTCTCCTTCGCGTTCAATTTCGCAGCGCGGCCAAGGTGGCCGTCTGCAAAGACCTGCCATGAAAAAAACACCCACCACGCTCCCGGCCTCGCCGGCGACGACAACGCAGACCCGGGAGCTTCCCGCTGATCCGGGCAATCAGCATTCACCGATGGCACCGTCGCCGTTGCCATCGGAAATTTTCCACATGGAACAACCATGATTCACACCGAATCCATCGCCTACGTCGAGAGCGCCGGAAAACTGGTGCCGCTCACCAACCTGCGCGGAGAACCGCAGCGCTATTTCATTTCCGCGCCGGTGCTATTCATCACCCGCCAGACCAACCCCAACCCGCCCGCCAATGATTTTTCTATATGAACACCCTCACAAAACTAAACTCACCCGGCATTCCCACCACTCCCAAAGACGCCGTCGCGTATTGGGATAATCTTGCCTCACAGTTCGCGCGCGGATCGGTCGCCTCACAGATCATGTGTGGCTTCGCGGGCATTGAGTGGAAGAAAGAAATGGGCTTTAAGCACGGCGGGAACCGAGCAAGTGCGGACGATTCCGCACTTGGTATTCGTGAATCCGTGGAGGCGGCTTTTGCGTTCTCATACGACACGTTCCGGGAGCGCGTGAAGATGGCGGAGGGTGTGCGCGCCGATTTTAAAAAACTCGGTCTGGCCGACCGGTTCAAGGCGCTGCTGCAAACCCATCCGAGCGAGTGGAGCGAGAGGGACACCAAGATGATTTCGGGCGCGTTGCATAAAGTGACAAACGGAATGAGCCAGGCTGATTTTTTTGAAAAGCTTGGCATCACCACCGGCGCGGGCCGAAACAACAACCCCAAGCCCGGCAAGCGCGGGGCGAGCGATGGCAAAGAAAAGGTGGACGACATCCTCTACATCGAGAATGACCTGGTCAGCATCGCCGACCCAAACGACACCACCCTGGGCGCGCATGAGAGCGTCCGGCTCATCCAGTTTAACCGGGCGGTAAAGGCGGTTTACGACCGCGTGGAAAGCATCCTCAAGGCCCGCAAACTTTCCTGATTTATGCCCAGCATCACCTTTCAGATTGACCGGGACGGCGAGCTGTTCTCACACCTGAAGCTCCGCGCGCAGCGGGACGTGCTCAAGCGCCTGCGCGCGCTCAAAAAAATCGCCGCCAGTAAAAGCCTGGCGGCGGGCTGCCGCACGGTGATGGCGGATTTTGCCGGGCAGCGCGGCTATTCGCAGCAGCGCTTTTACAAATTGTTCCGCGCCTACATGGAGACGGGCGACTGGAAATGCCTGGTCAACAAATCGCTGGCCGGGCCGCGCTGGTATGCCGCCGCCGCCGGCAACAACCTGCCGGACGCCTTCCTGGACTTTGTGGCCTCGGAATGGGCGCTGGCCCAGCGCGACAAGTTTCTGGCCGTTCATCAGCGCATCGTCGCGCGGCTGGACCGCTGGCGCCGGGGTGACGAGACGGCCGCGCTGCCGGGCTTTGTCACCCCGCCGCCGGCCGACACCGTCAAGGGCCTGCCCAAGGGCTGGAGCTATGACAACATGAAAATCGCGGTGGAGGAGCGCATCAGCAAATTTTCCCGCACGCTAGTGCAGCGAGGCCCCAAGGCGGCGTATCTCGGCCATGCGCCGCACATCATCAGCACCCGTGTCGGCACGGAAGTGGGCGAGTATTATCTGGTGGACGATTCGTGGAATGATTTCAAGGTGGTCGCCTTTGGGCAGACGGTGCGGCTGTTATCCTTCCATATTCTCGACCTGACCAGCGGCCACAACTGCAAGCGCGGCTACAAGCCGGCGCTGACCGACGAGCACGACATCGAGCGCCGGTTGCAGGACAAAGAAATGATCTGGCTGACGACGGCGCATTTGCAGGCGCACGGCTACCGGACCGCCGGCACGACGTTCATCTGCGAAAAAGCCACCGGCACCATCAAGCCGGAAGTAGAGGAAATCCTTGTCAACTTCGGCCTGCCGATTGCGGTGCAGCGCGGGCCACGCGGCGGTGGCCCCGGCATTGATGCGTTGTTCACCGGGCCGGGCGGCGGCAACCCGCGCTGGAAGGCCCCGTTGGAATCACATTTCAACCTGGTGCGCAACCGCACGGATCATCTCCTGGAATTTCCCGGCCAGACCGGCAGCTATTCATCCGGGCTGCCCATGCCGGAAGGGTTGGCCGGCCTGGAGCGCGACACGAAGGCGCTCATTGAGGCCGCCCGCGCCCTGCCACTGGAACGCGCTGAACTGTTGCAGCTCGGGATGCTGAATTTTGCCGACGCGATTTTTGCGCTCGAACGCATCATGGACGTGATCAACTTCCGCATTGACCACGCCCTCGAAGGCTGGCGCAAGTGTGGCTTCCGCGCCGTCGAGTGGCGTCCCCACCAGAGCGCGCTCTGGCTGCCATCCACGGAACTCATCAGTGAAAAGTTTTCCGCCGTTGAGCGTTCCGCCTTCGGCGCATTAATCGCGGCCAACCCGCTGCTCAAGCGCGAGCGCAATCTTTCCCCGGCCGAGGTTTTTTATCCCGGCGCGGCGAAATTAAAAAAACTTCCCGACCACGTCGCCGCGCTGCTGATGGCGCTCATCCCGCCCACCAGCACCGAGGAGGAGTGCGTGGTGGAGCGCGGCGTGCTGCCGGTGCGCGTGCGGGAGCTGGACCAGGACGAGCCGCTGCGCTTCGGCCTGACCCGGCGCGACGGGCGCGGCACCGAGGAGCCGCTCAAGACCGGCGAAAAATACCTGGTGCGCGTGAACGGCTGCGATCCCAGTAAGGCGTTTCTTTATCACGCAGATGGCAGCTTTGCCGGCGTCGCGAACTATCACGGCCGCGACAGCCGTGACGAGATCCAGACCAACCACCGGCAGTTTGCCGAGAAGCGGAAATTCCTCGCCGCCCAAACGGAGGATTCCCGGTTCGTCACCAGCCGCGTAACCCGCGCCGACATCAACCGCACCAGCGCGAACTCCACCGTGGTCAAATCCCAGCACACCGCCCGCGCCGAAATGAGCGACGCCGCCGACGAAGCTTTGGCCCGCGCCATGAATACGGATTAAACGTCACGTTTATGCTCACCCTGCCATCAGCCATCTCCGACGCCGAGCGCGCCGTGAACGCCTACAAGCACGAGCTGCTCGTGCGCGTCATGGCGCACATCGTGCGCTGCGCGCTGGTGCAGGCGTATGTGAGCGCGGGCGACGTGCCGGAGGAGATCGTGGAAAAGGAACACCGGCAGGGCGTGGCCAGCAACGCCTGGAACGCGCTGCGCGCCCTGGAAATCATCGAGGCTGTGCCGATGAATTTTACCGACGAGAGCCGGCAGATTTTTGGCGGGCGCAGCCAGAACAAGAACGGCGACGCCAAGGGCCGCTGGGTGACGGTGTATAGGCTTTACTCCCGCGCCGCCGCCATCACCTGGGCCGATAAAAACAATGTGCGGCTGGCGGACTCGGTCCTGCCCGCCGCTGAACCAAAGCAGATCGAACTCACCATCAACTAAAAAACACGGAGGGCAAAATGACTGAAACCAAAATCGAAACTGAACCGGCCGTGACCGTCCGCAAGAACTATCCCTGCGACGAAGCCTTGCGCCAGCAGTTGCGGAAATTTCGCGACGACAGCAAGGGCGGCGCGGACGAATGGACCAACGCCCGGATCGCCGCCGGCATCGGCTTGAGCGTGCGCGTCATCAGCGACTACCTCAACCCGGACGGCAACAAATACGACGGCGACACCAAGCGGATCGAAGGCAAGCTGCGCGAATGGCTGCGCGACATCCGCCTCACGCTCGACACCAGCATCACCAGCTTCTTCTGCGACGTCTCCCGGCAGATTGAAACCGCCGTCGAGGAAATCCGCACCGCCAAGCGCATCGGCGTCATCATCGGGCCGCCCGGCATCGGCAAGTCGCGCGGCATTGACCTCTATTGTTCCACGCACGAGCTAGCCATCGCGTTCACCACTTCGTCCTGGCACCGGAACACCAACAGCTTTGCCAACTGTTTGCTGGAGGCCGCCGACGTGACGCAGTCCAAGCGCGGCCTGCGCGACTTTGAAAGCTTCGTGGAGAAGACCATGGGCATGACGCGCCCCATCCTGGTGGACGATGCCCACAAGCTCACGCGCGGCGCGTTGCAGCTCGCCTACGATTACCGCGACACGACCGGCGCACCCATCGCCCTGTTCGGCGACGAGCGCCTGATCCTGAAGCTGAAGGACGACGCCCAGCGCCTGCGCCGCACCGGCATCGTGACTCGGCTGAAAATCAAGGACCCCACGCCGCTCATCAACCATCACATCGCGGCGCTCATCCCGGACGCGAACGGCGAGACGGAATTCCTGCGGAAACTCTGCGCGCAGATCGTCGCCAAGCCCGGGCACTTCGGCAGCCTGCAAATGGAGCTGGCGCTGGCCGTGCGCTTGAAAAAGGGCGCGCCGGACTGGAGCTGGGCCGAGGCCGTCAAGCACGCGCACCAGAAGTTGATCCGCGACTACGAGTTTAACTGACCGCTAAACCAACATTAACGGAGGGCAAAAATGAACATCACTCAAATTCTGGGAATAACACTCCCGCGCCGGCACAACACACGCCGGAATCGGGCGCGGGCGATCCGCCGCTGGTCAAACCAGCAGGATGAATATTACGCGAAGCAGCCGTGCCATGAATCAGCCAACGAAAACGAAGTCTGTTGTGCCGCGCACCTGGCTGACTTCATCCAGCGTGGTGGCACCCTGAAGGCGTATTCATCCTGGTCAGAAGCCGGCGTCCGGCATCTGTCCAAGCTGCTCGACGACTACAACCACCGCCGGTTGCCCGGCCAGCTCATTATCGCATTATCCACCCATTGAAAACCCTTTCTAAATACGGCAATCCTATCGGACGCCCAAAAGGAACCTACGGCCGGGAGCGCACCGCCATGCTGTGCGATTGCGGCAACCGCGCCACGCGCAAGGTCAACAGCGCATGGCAGTGTGAGCGGTGCATCGAGATTGATCCGAAAGATTACCACGGTATGACCGCCGGCATCCGCCCCACCACGATTTTGAACATCAGCGCCAACCGGATTCTGGTGGAATTTAAGGAGGCCAACCGTGAATAAATTCGATACCCAATATCGCCAGCAGGGCGGCCGCTGTTTCTGGTGCCAATACCTCACACCGGAAGTGAAGATGACCCGCGACCATTTACATCCACGCAAGCACGGCCAACGCACGCGGCTCGGCGGTGATTGGGTGTTGGCCTGCGAGATTTGCAACCAGGCACGCGGCGCGTTGACCATCGGTAGCAACCGTTTTAACCGCTGGCTCAAGCGCGTGATCAAACACAACGACGTGCGCCCATTCCATCGGCACCCCAATTTTTTCCACAACGCAACGTAACCATCAACCCATCACGAAACAAAGATATGATCGCACCAATGGAACAAGTCGCCGGCCGTCAAGTGACGCTCGCGCAAATCGAAACCGGCTGTGAACGCTACGAGCGCGAGAGCGCCGGGCTGGAGCAGCTCATCACCGACCTCGAGGCCGACCTCGAAGCCGTCAAACAAAAGCACCTGCGCGGCATCAAACGCCAGGCCAGCATCGTCGCCAACTGCCAGGCGGAACTCCACAGCCTGGTCGAGACCGCTCCCGGCCTGTTCACCAAGCCGCGCACCATCACCGTTCACGGCGTCAAGGTTGGTTACACCTTGAGCAGCGGCAGCCTTCAGTTCGACGACGAAGAGACCGTCATCTCGCTGATTAAAAAATATCGCAAGGACGACGCCGACACCCTGATCCGCAAGACCGAGGCGGTGAACAAGGATGCGCTGCGCACGCTGACTGCTGTCGAGCTGGCGAAGCTTGGTTGCAAAATCGAAGGCGCGGGCGACGTGGTCGTGCTGAAGCGCGTGGCCGGCGACGTGGAAAAACTGATCAACAAACTCATCACCAAGCTCGTCGAGGCGATGGTGGACGGCGAATAAACCTCAACTCCAACACTCCAAAATTATGAGCAAAGAAAAATCAAAATTAGTGACCGGCTACAAAGCCTTCAAGTCGGACTTCACCTGCTACAAAGACCACAAATACGAGGTCGGCAAAACCTATCAGCACAAGGGCAAAGTCGAATTGTGCCAGAGCGGTTTTCACTTCTGCGTGTTTCCGCTGGCCGTCCTCGGCTACTACGACCTGATCGGCACGCGCTTCGCTGAAGTCGAGAGCGACGACGTGCGCGGCGACGATGGCGACAAGTCTGTCGCCGGCAACATCACCATCAAAAAGGAAATCACCTTCGCGGACATGATCAAGGCGCAGATCAGCCTGGTCTTTTCGTTTTGCTTTACGAAGGAAGGCAAGCCGGCTGCGGATTCCAAAGAGACGGTGAGCAGCGAACGCAATGCCAAGCTCGCGTCGTCCGGTTACGGTGCCCAGCTCGCGTCGTCCGGTGACGGTGCCCAGCTCGCGTCGTCCGGTTACGGTGCCAAGCTCGCGTCGTCCGGTGACGGTGCCAAGCTCGCGTCGTCCGGTTACGGTGCCAAGCTCGCGTCGTCCGGTTACGGTGCCAAGCTCGCGTCGTCCGGTGACGGTGCCCAGCTCGCGTCGTCCGGTGACGGTGCCAAGCTCGCGTCGTCCGGTGACGGTGCCAAGCTCGCGTCGTCCGGTTACGGTGCCCAGCTCGCGTCGTCCGGTTACGGTGCCCAGCTCGCGTCGTCCGGTGACGGTGCCAAGCTCGCGTCGTCCGGTGACGGTGCCAAGCTCGCGTCGTCCGGTTACGGTGCCAAGCTCGCGTCGTCCGGTGACGGTGCCAAGCTCGCGTCGTCCGGTTACGGTGCCAAGCTCGAAGCCACCGGCAAGGATTCAGCGGTCGCCGGCATCGGTTATGAAAATTGCGCCTCCGGCGCGGTGGGAAGCTGGATCACGCTGGCCGAATGGGAATATCTCGGCTGCGGAAAATACAAGCTCCTCTGCGTGAAGACCGAGCAGGTTGACGGCAAACGCATCAAGGCCGCAGTCCTCTACAAGCTCGTGAAAGGCGAGTTCGTTGCCGCATGAACTTCACCCACGACATGAACGACGGCCACACGCTGTTCGTCTTTGGCAGCAACGAGGCCGGCCTGCACGGCGGCGGCGCGGCGCGCGAGGCGCACATTTATTGGGGCGCACAAATCGGCCAGGGCTTCGGCGAGGCGGGTTTCTCGTTTGCGATCCCGACGATGGACTGGCGGCTTCAGGCGCTGCCGTTAAGCGTGATTGAACACTACGTTAAAAGGTTCCTGGCCTTCGTCGAGGTTCACCCGACCACGCGATTCCTGGTCACGGCCATTGGCACCGGCATCTGCGGTTACAACGCGGCGGAAATCGCGCCCATGTTCAAAGACGCGCCGGCCAACTGCGTGTTGCCGGACGGCTGGAGAAAATGAACCGCACCCCGTCATGTCAGATGCCAGCCGCCTCGCGGCCATCGCCGACCTTGTCTTTGAACATGGCGGCGTGGCCGGCGCGGTCCGGCGGATCGTCTTCGGTTGGTCGGGCCGTTTCTCCGGCGTCCAAATCCGCATCGCCCTCAACCGCAGATGTCCGCTGCTCGTGCCGAACCAACACCAGGTCGAGGACTGCCTCGACCGCATGGAAAAGCAACGCCTGATCCATGTCGTCATCCACAAGCACACCAAGATTTATGAACGCACGAAAAAAGCCAAAGCAGCTCGTTTACAATTTCAAACGCCGGTTCGCGCCGGCCGTCGAGATGGGCTTGAAAACCTCCACCATCCGCCTGTTCGAGAAAACCGCGCCACCGGTCAAGGGCGACCGCCTGAAACTCTACACCGGGATGCGCACCAAGGATTGCCGGAAGCTCCGGGAGGTTATCTGCCAGGACTGCTGCCCGATCTTCATCAGCGAGGACGACATCCAGTTGAACGGGATCAGCCGGTCGCCCGGCGAACAGAACTCCTTGGCGTTCCATGACGGTTTCAACAACGCCGCCGAGCTACGCGCGTTCTTTCGTAAAACGTATGGCTTCCCGCTGCCGGGCAATCCGCATTGGGTGAGCTGGGCCGCGCAAAAATAATATGAGCGAACAAACCAAAATTCAGTGGTGCGATTCCACGCACAATTTCTGGCAGGGCTGCACGGAGGTTTCCCCTGGCTGTGCCAACTGCTATGCGAAGGCGCGCGACATTCGTTTCAGCGACGGTGCGCATTGGGGCAAGGGCGCTCCGCGCATCCGCAGCAAGTCGTTTAACGAGCCGTTGAAATGGAACAAGCTGCCGTGGGTTTGCAACTGCCCGAAGCCCGGCGGCTTGGAAAATGGCTTGCGGTTTTACTCCGACGATTTTGCCTGGACGGAGGCCGAGCTGGAATCCGGCAAGCCATTCTGTGCCGAGTGCGGCCAACCGCTTCACCGTCGCCGCGTGTTCTCGCTTTCACTCGGAGACATCTTTGACGTGGAAGCTCCGGTTCAAGACCTGGCCGATGCGTTCGACGTGATCCGCCGTTGCCCGAACCTCGACTGGCTGCTCGTCACGAAACGGATCGAACACGCGCCGGCCCGCATTAACCAGGTCATTGAGCTTTGCACCAAGACCGGTAATTCGATGCTCGGTCTGTGGCTGTGCGAATGGCTGCTCGAAAAATTGCCGCCGGAAAATGTGATGATCATCTCAACGCTGGAAAGCCAGGATCAGGACTGGCGCGTTGAAAAGCTGCTGCAATTTCCCGCCGCGCGCCGGGGCTTGAGCATTGAACCGATGCTGGGGCCGGTGGATTTGACGCGGGTAAATAATGACGGCGTGAACATGACCGACTGCCTGCGCGGTTGGACATTGTTGGATGGCCGGAATGAGCCGGTGGAACACGCCAAGATTGATTGGGTGATTGTCGGCGGCGAAAGCGGCCAGAAGGCCAGGCCGTTCAACGTGGATTGCGCGCGTGCCATCGTGCGGCAATGCCAGGCGGCGGGCGTGCCGGTGTTTGTAAAACAGTTCGGGGCCAAGCCGGTCTATACCGCTGCCGGGTTTGAGTTCCGATCTGAAGACGGCCTCGACAATGTCCGGGCGCATTGGCACGACCCCAAGTTTTTTATTCCGTGGAACTCGCTTCACAACTCCGCGCCGAAGGTCAATCACCCCAAGGGCGGTGACATGGCCGAGTGGCCGGCTGATCTGCGCGTCCGGGAATTTTACAAATGAGCCAGCGCCCACACATTTTGCCCCGCGATGGGGCGATCAAGAAAGGAGGCACCTTTGGCGCTCGCGTGACGCCCAAGGCCGGCAGCGGCCGTAAAGCCAGTAGCGCGAGCCTGAACACCACAGCGAACTCATTACACAACAGCCCGGCCGCGGCCGATAAGACGCGGCCGGGCTTACCTTCGCGCGGCATCCGGCCTTACCAAGGCTATTGGGATTTGCGCGAGACCAAGAGCCGCCGGTTGAACACCATCGGCCGTCCCTACCAGCGCACCCCTAATTTTATTTCGCCAGAACTGCGGCTCGTGGCGCGACGCGCTCGCGGCCTTTGGGCGTGGCACAACCGATGCATCAAGCTCGCCCGCCGCAAGCTCACCACACGCGGGACGCCTCGCCAGCGCCGCTATTTTTCGGAAGAATCGCCGGCAACTCGCGCTGCCCGCATCCAGGTTGAATCGCGCCTGCGGATGCAGCGGCTGCGCGCCGCCCGGCACGCGCTCAATCTCACCAGTGCCGGCACCAAACGCCAGCGTGCCGCGAATCACAGCCTGAACCTGCTCACGCCGCTGGAGACCGACTATCGCCTGTTCCGCGCCGCCATTGCCCGGCCAACCGACGCCGAGGATGTGTTTGTGGATCGCAACCAGGGAATTTACAAATGACCCCGCGCCAACGCATCACCCTGCAAGCCGATTGGTGGCCGGCCGCGTGCCGTGCCCAGGGCTGGAAGGTCAGCGACCGCGATTTGCGTCTGCGCGTCTGCGCTTGGGCGGTGAACCTCCAGAACCCGACGCAGCTCGAACTGCTCGAAGCCATCAACAGCGACCGCACCCCGCCGCGCCAGTTGGAGTCCACCAACGACCTCGACAACGGTGCCGATGTGGACCGCGTCAAGGCGTGCCTGGGAATGCTCGCTGACAAGATGAAAGAGACCGGCGAAGTCGGCCGGCCGGAGATCGGCCGTGCGCGCCGGCTGCGCGACGTGATCCGCGACCAGATCAAATGCCTGGGCGTTTACATTCCCAAGCCGCGCGCGTTCGTCGCCGAAATTATCAACGACAAATTTAACCGCGCCGGCCGGCTGAAAACCTTGACCGTCCGCGACCTCACCGACGATCCCATCATCCTGCGCGATGGCCGCGAGATTCCCAGCCAGCTCGACCAGCTCGTTTACACGCTCGGCGCGTGCCTGAATGGCAGCGGCAAATTGCGCGGTGGCAAGCGCGCCCGGCTCGGCCTGCGCGTGGAGGCCGGCGACACCCTGCACGAGATGAAGATGAAAGCTGGAGTCCGTTGCGACTGCGCCACCGGCGACCACCGCCACCACGCTTTGATTCCGCCCTTGCCCGTCGAGGAGAGTTGGGCTGACTTCGATCCCGAACTCGAGCCGGCCGGCGTCGCCGACTGCGAGCTGGGCAACGGCGATTCCGTCGAGGGCGAAAACCCGTTTTGAAAGTATGCACATCGCCAAACAATTTCCGCTGCCGCTCGAAGATGAAAAGCTGGCGTTTGAATTGAAGCTCCGCGATCAGTGGGAAGCCAACCGCGCCGCCGACGCGCATAACTGGACGGATGAAGCGATGGCGATGATCTATTATCTCGGCCAGCAAGATTGGGAGACATGGAAATCGCTGCCGAATTACACGCGTGAGAACGTGGTCAACTGCTACAAATTTGAACAGTCTAGTCTGGAGTGGAACGGCCGCAAAAACATCCGTCCGTATCGCGAAGCCTGCCCGCCGGTTGGAAAGGATGAACTGAAGGCTTTTGAGGAGCGCGTCGAGAACATGGCGCAGCAGCTCGCCGCCGACTGGTCGGCCAACCGTCCGCCGTCCGTTTTTACCTACGATACGTCGCTGGCCTCGGCTGTCAGTTTGCGCCTTGGCCGGCGCGTGGAAGCTAAACCTTTTAACGAGAAAATTTATGAGGTTTATCCATGAAGCCAAAATTCCAACGCCTCGCCCAGCCCACGCCCAAGGAATTGACCGACTCGTGCCTCAATTTGCTGCGAACGAAATTCTATGCCGGTGATGACAAATCGTTTTACCAGGATCGCCGGCTGTTGTTGAAATGGGTCGTCCTTTTTCCCGCCGGCTGGCTCACCAGTAAGGGCGTCACGATCCACGGCGATGCCTACCGGGAAATCTTCGTGAAAGTCTTCCTCCAGGCCGCCGCCCACGTCACCAGCAAGGTCAAGTTCCGGCCCGCCTATTTGCGCCAGGTCATCCAGAGCCACTTCAAGATTCACGGTGAGGATTATTACGATGCCGCCAAGGCCGTCCGCAACCAGGTCGATCATGTTTTGATGATGGCCGGCCAGCTCGCCAAGCAGGCCGCACCCGCCGCTGATCCGGTTCGTGAGATGGCGTCGGCCCGTCAGATTCTGGCCAGCGGGACGCCCAAAAAAGCGGCCGGTAAACCGCCGGTTAAATCGCAATTAACATTGTTCGGTTGAGCCATGGAAAATATATCAAAGCGATTCCAATCAGCCGGTTTTGGGCAATTTCTTCTTAAACCGCCGGTTTCCGGCCGGTTCCTTCGTAAGTCATTGATTTTCGGCCTTCTTCGTCAAACTTCGGTCTAATTCGCCCTGATAATTTCGGCTGCGGAGATTCACTGCCGGATAGTCTTCCCA